GGGAGTTCGTGTTCTTCACCATCGAGGATCGCGAGCCCATTCCCCAAAAACCATTCGTATAGTTCCTCTCCTGCTTCCTCATACCTTGTATGTGGTCTCGGGAGGGAACCAAACTTCCTCTGAATAGATGGAGGTAAATCTACATATAGTGGATTTCCCTCCTCCAATTTCAGTACAGCTGTTATATTATAAAGATTCTCCGTCCTGTCCATTGACAGACGGTACGGTGAATCCTTAAAGACGTTACGGAAACGAGTAATGAGTAGGTCTTCTTCCTCCTCATTATACTCGGTCCCAATCATTTTCGATTTTACCACCTCGAACAGATCACGATTCGTGTTCTGTTCAAGCTGTTCTAATCTCTCTTGAAATAGATAATACTTAGTTAACTTGCTCTCAGTGATCAAGTATCCTAAGTTTATCAACTTTGTAAGTACATTCCCAGGGAAAAGATGCCACTTGTCATGGCTGACAAGTAGCTCCGATCTTATGGGATCATCTGCAGGTATCTGGTACAGTTCAACCAACATCTCTTTCGAGAAGTGGTTAGACTCTTTAAGGGCGCCTCGGTAACCCGAGATCCCTACAGTACCGTCACACATTTCTTTCATCATTGTGAGGTAGTATTCCCTATGCCAGGGTGCACACCTCTTCATGATGTTCTTCCATGAACCGACGTTCCAGTGTGGTGGAGGCTTGCCTACACCAGCCACTTGACGCGGTAAAAATAGCGGTTCTCGGCGGTCAATCGTTGCTAGCGCAACGTCTTGAAAGGCAGAAGCTATAGAAAATATAGTTTCTGCCGGTCCGTCCATCTTTCTAGCGTATTCCTGATCGTGGCCCAAGAGTGAAACTTTCCCTCTTGGATCCGAAGAGAAATCCATTCGATCTTTCGTAGTCGCAATGCATACCCTTATCTTGACGGTGTCAAGATATGGTAGCAAAGCAGACTTACCATGTTTCATTGCGTGGTGACATGTGTTCGGTCTTCCGACCGGAACATGAAACCACTCTTCGCAGTAGGTTCCCCAAGTGGATGAGTTACACTCATCCAGCTCGTCGAACTCATATCCAAGCTGTTCGCATCCCTCTCTGAATTTACTCGCGTATAATTCGGAGTCGGACAGCGCACATATATCATCTCCATTTCCCACCCCTCGTGAGAGGCAACCCAGACTCTTTCTCGCATAGAGATCGCAGACTGGGTGGGTGAGAGACAGATTTGTCTTCGTTAGGGGGTCCCCCATTGGAATACCATTAACTAGTTTTCCAACGGGTTTACCACCGATAAATAAATTCTTTGGTCCAAGCCAGTATTTCTTGACAGTTTCAAGAACTTCTGGCTCAAAGCCAAGCTTAGTTAACAAGCGCCCAGTGAGATCCCAACCCATTTTTGGAGTGGGAAGATCCGTGGCCCTTGACATATCACTTGTATAAAGTTTAACGAGATCACCTTCGAATACGAAGGGAGAATCATTATCCTTGTATGTTTGCTTTATGGACTCTATGAACTTCCATCCATGCCTTGCGGCCTGGAGGGAGTTTCGTAGGGACGGCAGGTTCTTGGCAATGTTTATAGTCAAATGACTAAAAGGTTGTAGAGCTGCGTCTTTCCAAAATGATCCACTTGTAACTATCCGGGATTTCGCATTTTCGCGAATTGCCGCAACATTTACATTCATAATGTCCGGATCTCCGTCAGCCATCTTAATTGATGCCTCACGCCAGATCCAATTTCCTAGTGTTCCTGGTACTCCTTCCCGTAAGGGAGGGATCACCACTTCGGAATCTCTTACGAGATTCTTTAGGAACCCGAACTTTCCTTCGGTCCTCTGACCACTCTCGCGACAAGCGGAAGTGGACATCGAGATCTTAAATTCAGCATTGGGTCCATATCGGATGATTCCAGCCAGATGGCTAGTAACTTCCTCTATGCACTCAGAAAGTAGTGGTGATGGATTATAGTCCCTCTCTACCGTAACGGTCGAGAGGAACTTATCTATCGATTCTTTTACTTGTCCCACGCCTGCCAAACCTGAAGCTCGGGTTTGGCAGAGCATGGCGACTCTAAACATTTTTTCTTTTGACGTCCTGGCTGCTGTTTTCGATAAGTAATCAGCAGGGGCGGCAAAATATGACATATCTCGCAGGAATGATTCACTTAGATTAAGTTCTATCTGGTTCAAACCCGCATGCTTTACAGTTTTCCTAAACAACTTAAGGTTCCTTTGGAACCTTGAGTAATTATGGAAACAATTCATTATAATTGAGTTTGTTATCCGGTCAGTTAGCGAATAGCCACTGTCCAGAAACATCTCTGGAAAGGAAAAAATGAGGGACATTAGTACACCATCACATGTGTCCAAAATGTCCTTCATAAATCGTCGGCCCCTGGAGTCCGCAGATAGAATTTTTACTTTCTGTCTGCCAGACTTCGGGAGCCTCTTATACCAATATGTTCGTGAACTAAGGACCCCTAGATAGGTGTCCTTGGAGCACTTCCATATGTTAATCTTTCTACCGGTTCGTGAGTCTCTAAGGTTTGGAGACCACAAACTAGTATAGTCATAATCCCATGTTATCTCCTCTTCCAAGGGGATCCCACGGGATACACAGTCACTCAGTGTTCGAACAATGAGATGGAATACATCTCTTTGATCTTCACAGCTAGAGTTTTCTCCATCGTTGCCAATCGGCTCCCTCGTGTTAGAGGTTAGAGGTAGGCATCTGTGAGTGAAAACGAC